TGTATACGGGAGTCGTTAGGATATATTTTATTGTACGTCGGAAGTCCTAATTCGGCCGCATATATAATATAATCTATACGTTGTTCATATGTCATACAATGTGCTATTAGCCAATTAGCATACTCAAATATTCTCCAATTATTAGTTTCGATATCTTCACGTATTAAATCCGTAAGTTCTACGCCGTCTGAATGCTTAGATCCAAAATATTCTATTCCGGAATTGCAAGCATTTAGTTCTCTTAATTTCTTAACTGTTATTTTCATTTTTCTATCCTGCTAAATTTTTTATAATAATCGTCCGAATTATTATTTTTACTAAACCGTTCCCATGTTCTAATCGCCGCTTGCCAATCTTTCATCCTTGTATTACTCCCCTTTGGTCGCCATCCTCGTACTGAATTGTGATCGATAAAGGCTTGAGGGTCAATTTTATTATTGCGCTCTTTACAATATTTTGATACCATTTCCAAAGTAGGAGGAATTATATTTTTTATTTCTATCTCTCTCTTTATCTTTCTCTCTCTCTCTATCTCTATCTCTATCTCTGGTGGACAATGTCCGTACAATGTCCCAGAAATGTCCCGTTGCCTCTGAATTTGCTCTCTGTATTTTGCTTTTCTTTCAGATTCATTGGAATTATGCCCGATAAGTGACTGGATGTCGGTCATAAACATAATACCTGTTTCCAGTATCTCAATCATACCTAATTTGCTGAGGATTTCTATCCCGGTTTTGACTGTATCGATATTTATCCGTAATATTGTACTTAACATATTAAGATCATAAGGGATTTTGTCTTTATATATTAGTTCACCGCTATTTTTTAGAGATAATAAGCATAATTTAAGATACAAATTTTGATATTCAACTCCATTTTTTTGACTTTCTAGTAATTTTAAATCCTCGCTATCAAAAAAAGTATCTCTTAATTTGAGATAATAATATTTGTTGGAATCCGACATTTATTTTTCCCCTATTTTATTTATATCTGCAAAAATTTTAATATCATCCCAATTATACATATTGCATTTATCCAAAATTTGTTTGCGATTCCATTTCAATTCCTTGAATTTTGTTTGAATATTATGTGAAAGAGCTTTTAATTTTTTATCTTCGTCGATTATCTCTGTACCGTGGAATGCTTTTTTTATTGATTCTGTTGTAGTGCATTTTTTAGTTTTTTCTTCGCCGTTCCCGTCGGTATCCTCATCACTCGCAATACCTAGCATTGCAGACACTACATATCTACGGCCATAAGTTACTGATATTCCAGCACTTTGCGCCGTTTGTTTCTCTAGCGGCACTCTTAACCCATCCTGCTCAATCCATTCACCTGATTCATGCAATAAACAAACTGATACAATTATCGCTGTATCGATATAACTAAGATTTTGTAAAAGAACTATTCCATGTTTATTTAGCACTGGGCGTACATCATCCAATATGTCATTTAACGGCGCATATGTTGACTGATAATACGGATTTTCTGCTGTTTGTTTTGTATTTTTAAGTTCTTTTTGTGCCGCAAGTAATGCAATAGCTAAATTTTTTATACTTTCACCATGTTTCATTTTATAACTCCTTTTTTATTTATTAAATATTTCCCGATTAAAAATAATCTTTTAACGCTGAATTTTTGTTTTTCCGCACAAAATCTACTAAGTTCCTCGATGGCTATTTTTAAATCTTTTGATATTTTTGTCATTCCATATGATTTAATTTCTTTACGTAATTTTTTTTCTAATAACAAAATTTCGGTTTCTGCATTTACTTCCTCCAGATAAGTCAATTTATTTTCCTCCTACTTCGTAATTATAATAAGATTTCCCTTGTTTATAATATTCATAATTTATTTTTTTTACTTTAATATTTTTTTCATAATTTAACCATCTAATTCTACTCGATTCCGCTCTCTTTGGGCAAGCGTACCGAAATTTTAATTTACGATCTGCGATATAATGTTTCAAATCATCAATTTTTCTGAATTCCCCCCTTTGGAGAAAATAATCATATGAGTCTCTGATGGTGTGATTAGATATATATATTATATCTTCCTTGGTTATATGATATTTCATTTTTTACCCTCTATTTTTATTTTTATTTCTTAACTAGTTAACCAGATTTCCTCGCCTGATAATAGTTTGTTAATTTCAAATTCCGTCAAGAAATTTTTACAAAAATATAAAATAACTTCTTTATTCAGACGATTAAAAAAATCTGCTCTTGTAAATAATTGGGATATTGATCCTTCTCCATTCCCTCCCTGCATCCCGTGCAACATCATTGTGGTATTGGGGTTAATTTTAATTTCCCCGCAGGATAAAGCGATAAAAGCCCCTGCGGAATATCCAGTGTATAGATCAGCTATTGTATTTGCTTTGGTTTTTTTGATTGCATTACAAATTGCAAAACAACTGTCGGCCATCCCACCGTGGGTGTTTATGATAAAAACAAATGTATCTGATTCTTTGGCCGTGTTAAGAGTCAAAATTATATCTCTATATACTGCGGGAAGAGCTATATCCCCGTCCAGAAAAACCGTGTATGTTGTTTTATCATTTTCTTGGGATGTTTTAAAAATATCCTCCGCAAGCACTGGAGTTACTAATACTAAAAATATTATTACGAAAATCTTTTTCATTTATTTTTGCTCCTTATTATTGTAATTATTAAGATTATAAGCGCAATTAATCTTCTTATACAATCCCCTATAAAGAGAGTAATTATAACAAAAAATATTATTGGCGATATGGTCATTTTTTTATCCTCCTTTTTCTTATTTTATATTCCTGCTCTGTAATTTCCTTATAGCAAGACTCGGGTTCGCATTCTACACAACCCATATTTGGGAAATTTTTTTTTCTAATCCAATATAAGTCACATATTTCAAATTCTTTATTTTTTATAAGACAGGTACCGTATTCTCCCAGGACTTTTCTGTAATATCTTTTCATTTTTTTTCTCCAGAAATAATTATTTCAGACAATGCTACCTTATAACATTCCGGGCAATATCCGTGTGTAATATCATTAGGCAATAAAAATCCCATTATCTTACTATCGACCCAAATAGCGTTTGGAAATTCTTCTCCGATTTTGACCCGGCGACATACACAACATTGCTCAATCATTGATATCCTCCTGCAATATTTTGTTGATCTTAATTTGTATTTCCAGCAATACATCTATAGTTTTATATAACATCCCAAACGTATCAGTTTCTTTTTTTAGCCTTCCCATAGCCTCCTTACATAATTTCAAAATATCCTGTAATTCTTGTTTGTCAATATATATTTTTTCTGGGGTCAAAGTCCCACCGTGTTCGTAAAAATTCATTCGTCCTCCTCAAATCCATTACAATTGATAATTTTATCCGCTTCTTTCGTGTTTAACGTCTCCGGGTCAATATCAAATCCAAATTCAAATATTTCTCCGTCACATGTTGGGTAATTTTTTTTACAATGATTACATAAGTGTCTCATCTCTGATACTTCCATTTTTTTTTACCTCCAGTAAAGTAATCCCGTATTGTAGGATTTTAATCATCATCGCATTTTTATCGGCGACAACATCGGCGACAGTATAGGCGGCATTGACAACATAGACGGCAGCATAGGTAATATCTAATAATTCTTTCTTCATAATTTTCCCATCTCTAAAATCCTTTATCGCCTGTATGCAATTATGTATACGGGGGTTATCGGGGTACTTTTCTTTATACTTCGGAAGTCCTAATTCAGTCACATATATAATATAATCTGTACGCTGCTCACATGTCATACAATGCACCATTAACCAATCAGCGTATTCAAGTATCGTCCAATTATTAGTCCCGATATCTTCACGGATCAAATCCGTAAGTTCTACGCCGTCTGAATGCTTAGATCCAAAATATTCTATTCCGGAATTGCAAGCGTTTAGTTCTTTCAATTTTTCAACTGTTATTTTCATTTTTCTACCCTGCTAAATTTTTCATAATAACTGGAGTTACTAATACTAAAAATATTATTACGAAAATCTTTTTCATTTATTTTTGCTCCTTATTATTGTAATTATCAAGATTATAAGTATAACCAATCTTCTTATGCAACTCCCCATCAAAAGAGCAACTATGATAAGAAATATTATTGGCGATATGTTCATTTTTTTATCCCCCTTTTCCTTATTTTATATTCCTGCTCTGTTATTTCCTTGTAATAAAATCCCGGCTTACATTCCATACATTCCTCATCATGATGATTTTTTTTTATTTCGACCCAATATAAATCACATATAAGACAAGACCCCCCTACCTTTGGGACTTTTTTATAATATCTTTTCATTTTTTTTCTCCTTTTTTTGTTTTTAGTAAAGTAATCCCATATTGCAGGGTTTTAATCATCATCGCATTTTTATCGGCAAAAGCATCGGCGACAGCATAGGAGGCAAAATAGACTGCATTGGTAGCATAGGCAGTATTAGCGATGGCATAGGCTACTTTGGCAACAGTATTTGTAAGTTCTACGCTCCCGGAATGCTTGGACTCAAAATACTCAATACCGGAATCGTAAGTGCCCAATTCTTTTAATTTTTTAACTGTTATTTTCATTTTTCTCCTTTTTTAAAATTCATATTCTCCGACTGCGGAATGCCAATTTACCGCCATCCAAATAGCTTCCGCGTATGGAATTATATATAATATCTCATAATAGCTTAAATCATCGGCCGTCAATTGATATGCACTATAAACGGTACTATCATTTGGGCAATACTCGTATATAAGGGGGTCGTAAAAATTATTGCCAATATAATTGATAGTGTGATATGCCCCTGATATTGTCTTAACAATTACTATGTTAATATTAACAATCCCCAATTGGTCGCATAGATAGGCAAACATAATTGCATGGTCTTCGCAGTCGCCAGCCTGTAGCCGATAAGTCTCCTCCGGAGTCTGCCAATACTCCCAACTGTCTCGCTTGTAGGGGATACAAGCAACATACTTAGCGGCATCATCAATATTGTTGACAACAATATCATTGATAAAATTATAGTTGTATAAGCTCTCAACAGTAATATAATTATCGCAACCGCTTAGTAATATTGCCAGATATAATATATATTTCATATTTTCCCCTTCCTCATCCTCATCAGTACCGGCTTAACCGATAGACGGCCCAGAGGCCGTTTCGGACTTATTTTTTAAACAACCAAACAATTGCCATTATAATAGCGGCTACAATTATTCCGATAAAAAATAAAAAAAGTTTGAAAAAATTTCTCATATTCTCACCTCATTTTAATGCAAAAATGAGGGTCAATTTGTCGCCCGGCATATTCTGTCTGCATGAGTGCCGTTCTTTTGGACTCGTAAAAAGATGTTAAAATTTTTTTCCCATTGCAAAAAAGTTTACCCTGATACCCAGCTGGCGTTTTTTTAACAATTGCTTTCGTTATTATATTATTCATTTTTCACCTCCAGCAGAGTAACGCCGTATTGTAGGATTTTAATCATTATTGCCTTAAAAAAATCGCTATAATAGAGAACAACATGGGCAGCAACCAGTAATTGCTCCCTCGTAAATTTCTCGTCTTTAAAATCCCTTATCATTTGTGTGTAAATGCGTAAACGGCAGTCGTAAGGATATTCTTTTTCGCACTCTGGCAAAATTAATTCAGCCATACATAATGCATAATCTGTAAGTTGTTTATATGTCATACAATGTACTATTAGCCAATTAGCATACTCGAGTATTCGCCAGTCCCTGGTTTCGATATCTTCACGTATTAAATCCGTAAGTTCTACGCCGTCTGAATGCTTAGATCCAAAATATTCTATTCCGGAATTGCAAGCGCTTAATCCTTTTAATTTTTCAACCGTTATTTTCATTTTTTTTCTCCTTTTTTAAAATATCTCATTTCCCCCTCCAGCAAAGTAATACCGGATTGTAGGATTTTAATTATCGTTGCATTTTTATCGGCAGCAGCATCGGCAGCAGCATAGGCAGCAGCATCGGCAGCAGCATGGGCAGCAGCATGGGCAGCATCAACCTCTAATCCGACCAGAGACAGGTTGCAAGTTCCCGGCTTTTCTGAGCGCTGAATTTTGCTAATGGCTCGTAAAAATTTTTCTGAACTTTTATAGGTTGCCGTGTAGGCAACTCCGTTGATCTCGGTTGTTATTGATTTTGTTTTTGCATTGATGTTAATCATAATCTTTCTCCTTTTTTTTAATTTCTACTAACAATATATTTCTATTGATTATTTTAGTCAAGTATTTTTTTTATTTTTTTTAATTTTTTTTACTATTTTTAGAAGGGGTAGTAGACAATTATTGTTATTTTTGTTAAATTAGGGTGTAAAAAACAACAATAAAAGCATAATAGAGATGACAATTTTTGGTTCTCATATATTATGTGCAGGCATGGAAAAAAAATCTGAAATAGTGCGTTTGGCAAAAATTAATCCCAATTTATCACAACAACAGATTGGGCAAATTGTCGATTGTGATCAAGCATATGTCAGTAGAGTGCTCAAGCGGTATGGGGTGGCACAGGATAAGACGGACGAGTTCAAACAATTGAGAGCCGATATACTCGCGGGAGTGCAGAGTAAGTTAATAGAGAGTATAGACACTGACGATCTTAGTAAGGTCTCGTTAAGAGACAAAGTGGTATGCTTCGGGATTCTGAATGATAAGGAGCGGTTAGAGAGGGGTCTATCGACTCAAAATTTCGAATTGGCGATGATAGTACAGATAGTTGATAAAGAGATAAGCGGTAAGGGTGACAAATGATACAGTATGAGTTTAATTTTTCTGCGCCTATTTTTGACAATCGGTCAAACATTATGCTGTGGATACAACCCATAATAGCCAATGGGAAGATTGTGGCAAGACAATACAAGCAATGTTTTTTACGCCCTGAGGTCATCAAAAGTCATAAGGAGGGGATGACAGATGAGTAGGATAAATCCCATACTTGAGTTTATTCGATCGCTTAACATAACCGCTAAAATACAGCAGATACGGGACGATAAGGCATGTACCAAGGCTTATCAATTAGGCTATATAGACGCTATAGAGTGGGTGATTAAGATGGCGGATTCTCACACAGATAAACCGGTGGACAAAGTTAAGATGAGCGGCAGAGAAATAACCTTCTATAATTACTATAATCCGCTGAAATAGTGGGTTTACTCTGCTCAGGATGCACGTAGAGAGCTTTAAATTAAGAGGGTAATATAAGTAGATGCCGGAGAAACAAGAGATAACAGAGGGGGTTGTAAGCAAAGATAGGTTAAGGGGTAAGAGATTACAGGAGCAGTTTACTAGCCGCATGATAGAGATGATAAGAGATATCAGTAATATAGAGCAGATTAGTGAGAGTGAGAGAGACAGAGTATAGGTGAGTTTGTAGGGGAGAGACTGAGAGGTCAAGGGGTCAAGAGGTTGAGGGGTTGAGAAGAGATAGATTGGGAGATTGGGAGATGAGGAGAGTAATCTCAACCCCAAGTCATTTCCCTTCCCCCCAAAAAGAGGACAGACGTCATACGTCTCTCCTCTGAACAATAACAAAGAGGTAAGACGTCATATGTCCTTTAAGCACAAATAAAACAAATTAAACAAGGAAGCAGAGAAACAAGCCCGCATGCAGGGTACAAAACAGATTATAGACTATTATGTGTACAGCGTACTTAGCAAGCCGATCCTGTGGCGCATCCGGTATGCTGTAGCGGTTTTAAGAGGAGTGCGCAATGTCGAGACTAAGACTAAGTAAGTGTGATAAGTGCCCCAACTGGTTCTATTGTCCCAAGGACAGGGACAAATGCCCCGGCTACTCTGCTCAGGATGGCTCGGGCGGCGTTTTAAATACGTGGCTGGTACAAGTAGACGGCGACAAAAAATCTGATGTGGAGTAATCTTGTGGATATAGTCTGGATAGCGTGCCTTAAAGCCGCCCTTTGTACGACAATTGTGATGGTGCTTATAGTGGGGATTGCGTGGATGATATGGGATCTGTGGTTATGATGGATTGGGTGCGTGCTGGTATGATGAGCTATATATTATATGTCGGGTTGTCTGGCATAGATAGAGGCGCATATAAGTGGGTTATATATGCGGCGATATGGTTGGTTATATTTTATATTGCCGGGAGGTTAACAGATGGAGATTGATTGGATGGGCATTGACTTCGGATGTCCTTATTGTGGTAAGATGTATTATGATGACGAGGACAAGTTCCGACGGAGAGCCGATAAGGCTACATGGGGATACACACGTGAGACTTGTGCATGCGGCAAGCAGTTTGGGATATCGCATGACGAGGCGGGGCGCATGATATCATTTAAGTTAGGAGAGCGCAAGCTTAGGTAGGGGGGGGCTCGGGACTTTATGGAAGCCCCAGTAGGTATAGTGCCATTTTTATACGCATATAAAATAAAAGGACTTTATGAGAAAAACAAGCCACATGGTTGAAGTCGGATATGCTTGACTATAATCCTTTTTTTGATGACGTTCCGCATATAAGGAGATCGTAAAACAATGCCCAAGAAATTAGAAAAAGCTTTAGAAAAGGAAGCAAAGAAAAAAGGTCTTAACGGTGACCGCAAGAATGCTTATGTTTATGGAACTATGCAAAAGGCAACCAATTGGAAACCAAAGAAAAAATAAAATACTTTACTGCACAGGTTTATAAATACCAAAAGATGTTTAATCTTTTAGATTTTGAATTTAGTGTAGATGATGGAAGCAAAATTACTTCAAGGGGAACAATGATATATAGACACCCATTTGAAGTAGATGGAGACCAGCAACAAATTACAATCGGATATAATTTACAATGGATTAAGAATGCAACCAAAGAAGAAATTAATCGTGTAGTATTCCATGAAATAATGGAATCTCTATTGTGGAAAATAAATTCTTTTGCGGAAGATAGAGAGCATAATATATTGCAGAGAGAAATAGACACCGAGAGACATAGAATTATTAGAATACTGGAAAATGTGGTATTGCCATTATGTTAAGAAATTTAAAAGATTCCGCATCTAAACATGAAATATGGAATATCATTTCTGATTATCTAAAGAATGCATCTTCTTCATTCTCCAGGATGATTCCATATTTATCAACATCTAGCCCATATCTTGTATCTACTGGGCAGGATTTTTCAGTATTGGGATGCCAGCCATTGGGAACCGGAAATTTCAGTATGACATATATTTCGGCTACTTCCTTCGCCGTAGGGACTGGTAAAGTACTTTCGTATAGCAGAACTAGGGGTATAGTCAGAAGTACTTCAATTACTAAAACTTTAGACTCTTGGGCTAGTGGTTCTGCCGCAGGTTCTTTAGACACTGGGACTATAGCGGCATCCACCGGGTATAGTGTTTTCGCAATACTTAGTACTGACCATACCGCTTCTGATATACTGATAAGTTTGTCTGTGAATTCCCCAACTTTACCAACTGGATATTCTTATTTTAAACACATAGGATCAATATTTACTAATTCCTCCAGCCAAATAATAAATTTCGTCCAACATGGGAATAGATTTTGTTTTTTAGCACATCAGGTGAATAGAGCATTAACCGTTTTTGAATATACATCAAGAATATCAGTAGCAGTGACTGTCCCGAAATATATGATTGGTATTTTTAGAGTTACCGGAAGCTTACCCGGGACAACAGCGGAAGAATGTTTCGCTATCGTTCAATCCAGTGAATCTACTAATTCTGCGGCTACTGTGAGTAACCATTCCTTAACTGTTTATAGCGTAGGTGCTAGAGTAAATTCCGAAATGCAAATTCCAGTTAGCTCTACCGGGTATATAGCTATCAGGGGTTCTTCAACTAGTATGTATATCGGGATTGCAACTATTGGATATATTGACACTTATATGTAATTTTTTTATTAGAAGTTTGCCTTATTATTAAAACTTAAATATTTTTATAATAGGAATATGGGAAACATAAATCAAGAACAACAACAACGGTTAATAACTAAAGTAAGAAATGATATACTTTTCTTTGTGAAAGAGTTTATAGTTGAACCGTATAATGTTGCAACCGGATCGGAGTTTTTTATTACAGGACAACAAAAAGAGGGACTGTTAGAACTTCAGAATCTGGTGGCTGATAAAATCGCAGGGAAACGGCAGGACATTTTAGGTATTTCAATAATGGCTGGTAAGGGTCTAGGGAAAGACGCATGGCTTGTTTGGGCTATACTCTGGTTCATGTTTTGTTTACCTTTTCCTAAAGTTCCCTGCGTGTCAGTTTCTTTAGATCAGTTGGACAAAGTTCTTTGGTCTGAAATTAGTAAATGGTTAAACAATTCAAAAGTTAAACCATACTTTACTTTGCAGAACGACAAGTTATTCAGGAAAGATGTTGATGATAGTGTAAGGGGCAAAGAGTGGTTTGCTTTTAAAAAAGCCGCTAATCCCAAAGCATCAGCGGACGAACAAGTAGAAACCCTGCAAGGTCTCCACGCTGATTATATGTTACAGATAGCTGATGAGGGTTCAGGTATTTTAACACCAGTTTATGAAGCTCTGGAAAATAATCAAACTGGGAAATGTAATATAATGCTTATAGTATTTAACCCGATGCATTCTAAGGGTTATGCCATAGATACACAGTATTCAAAAAAAGACAGATGGGTGCATCTCAGATGGAGTGCGGAAGATTCCGACATAACTAATAAAGCTAACATTAAAAGACTCGAAGAGGATTGTGGTAGAGAGTCGAACGCTTTTAGAATGAATGTTCTTGGCCTTCCTCCTATAATTGACACGGAAACTTTGATTGAGTGGGACTGGGTGCTTGCGGCTCTTGAAAGAGAAATAATTGTCACAAATGAAATGCCATTAAAAATGGCTATGGATTGTGGAGCTGGGGGGGATAAATCTATCATAGGGAAGAGAAGAGGCGGGAAGATTTATCCATTTTTAAAAAATACCACTGCGGATTCAATGGAACTTTCTAATTGGGCAGGTGCGCAAATAGACTTATCGGAACCGGATTCTTTTAAGGTTGATACTGTAGGAATAGGATGGGCAGTTGAGGGGATACTTAGAGATAAAAAGGGTAGTGTAGTGGAATCTGCTGACTGTAGACGGCGTGCGGATTCTCCGGAAAAATTTGCCAATAAACGTGCTGAAATGTATTGGAATCTTCGAGAACAATTTGAGAAAGGCAGAATATCTATTCCAAAAGATCAAGATCTGATGGATCAATTGGCTTCAATAAAATATGAAATAACCAAAAATGGTCTTATACAAATTATAGACAAGAAGAAAATAAGAAAAGAAATCGGGAAATCTCCAGATGAAATGGATGCTTTAGCAATGCTTTATTTTGATAAAGATAATTTAGAATCTAAAAAAAGATATAATTTTGATTTTGATTATGAAACTTCGGGAACATGGCAGAGCGCATGACAGATAATGAAATATTAAATAAAGCTAAAACTTATTTTAAAATATGTTCCGATGAACAGCAGTCCAATCAGGAAAACTTTGTTAAAAGTATGAAGTTCACTTTTAATCTTGAAGAGGGACAATGGGGGAGTACTGATAGAGAAAATAGAAGTAACGAAAGACGCCCCTGCCTAACATCCAATAAATTGGCTAAATTTGTTGCGCAGGTAGTTAATGCGGAAAGAGGGATGCAAAACCTAGAAGATATAATCCCTGTTGACGATCAGGGGGATCCTGCAATAGCAAAATTGATAAATGAAATTATTGAAGATATAGAATATACTTCCGATGCGGAATCTGCATACAATATGGCCGGAGAATACGCCGTTGCCGGTGGATTTGGATATTGGAGAATATTAACGGAATATTCTGATGATAGTTTTAATCAGGAAATAAAAATTAAACCTATCGAAAACCCATTACTTGTTTATAAAGATAAAAGGAACAGATTTGCATTCATAAGGGAATGTCTGCCAACAGATGAGTTTAAAGAAACATATCCTGAAAGCTCAGCAATAGATTTCGAATCGAATGCCGGATATGATAATTACGAGTTATGGTGGGAAGATGACAAAATATGGATTGCTGAATTCTTTCTCAAAGAACCGTGTGAAAAAGAAATTGCGGAAATAATGGATTCCTTAACTGGGGAAACAGCAGTTATCGAATTGACTAAAGAAAATAAATTACAAGTTGAATCTCTTGGAGTCCTTCGCAGACGAAAAATAAAAACCCATAAGATTATGTGGTATAAAATAACTGGGTCTGAAATACTCGATAAGAAAGAATGGCCGGGGAAAGATATTCCGATTATTGAAGTTGTCGGGCATAGTATTTCCTTGGAAGGGAAGACTTACAAAAAATCACTAACTGACGATGCACAAGATAATAATAGGATGTATAATACTTGGCTTACATCCTTAACAGAAAAAGCGACCCTTTCTCCGAAAGCTCCGTTTATGGTTACTCAATCACAGATACAGGGACACGAAAAACAATGGCAGGAAGCTAATATTAAAAATTTCCCTTATTTAATATATAATGGGGTTAACCCTCCACAACGTGTTGTAGCTCCTCCAATCGATTCAGCCGCTTTACAAATGTTGCAAATAGCTGACAATGATATCAAGGATTGTCTGGGGATGTACGAGGCTTCTGTCGGGCAGGTGAGTAATGAAAGATCGGGTAAGGCAATATTGGCAAGAAGCGCTAGAAGTGATCAGGCTATTTCCAGTTTCCCTGATAATCTAAGACGAGCAAAAGCTGAAACTAAAAAACAGTTAATTGATCTTATCCCTAAAATATATGACAATGAAAGAGTTATTCGTCTAAGAAAAAGTGATGATTTAGTCAGAATTAATATGGAGGTTATGGGGAATAATGGAGAACCCATAATAATAAATGATTTGTCTAAAGTCCGTTATGATGTAAGAGTAAAGAGTGATATAACTCCGTCTAGACGTCAGCAAATTGCGGACAATATGTTATCGGCGATGCAGTATGCTCCTGCTTATGCTGATTTAATTCTTACTTTGGTTTTTAAATATACGGATGCTCCGGGAGCAGAAGAAATAACCCAAGCAATACAGCAAAGAACACAACAAATAGCACAACAAAATAATCAAGTACCAACGCAACCGGCACAGAACTCACCACAAATAGAAGAGGTACCGAATGGAATCTAAATGTACTAAATTCGAATATAGTAGTGGTTCTGTAATTTATAAAGGAGAACATTGGAAGACTAATCCATCCGAAGATGACCCCTTTTTTATTATAACTAAATTCACTTATTCGGGAACCTCCGTTGTAATGATACAAATTTCGGAAGGTTCTTGGACTAACAGGAGTTCATTATTTTAACATTAGATATAAATAAAAAGAAACTCCAGATTGGGATGGGGATTTTACTTAAAAAGAAATTTTTATTTTTTACTTTTTCGAAAAATGGGATAGTAGAAGGCGAAGTTAATGGAATTTATAAAATAATGGTCACCACTTTTGGAAGAGTTAGGCACAAAAAATTAAAAAAATATAAAAAAGATAAATATTCTATTTAAATGTTTTTACCGAGTGTCCAAAAATGGCAGGAAATTTCTAAGGAAATATGAGCTATACATTAAAAGATTCACAAGAAACTAGTGATTCTTACGAAAGATTAGGATACGGGTCAAATTATCTATATGTAGCCGGTTCTTTTACGCCGGCTTCGAGTTATACTTTAACCAAAGTAGCTTTGTATTTATTAAAAACTAGTGCCCCAACTTCTTTGATAACAGTTCATATTTACTCTGATAGTTCTGGAAGTCCTAGTTCTTTGTTGGCGACTTCTACCACAACAATTGATTCTAGCACCTTGTCAACAAGTACATATGGTTGGTTTGAAGTTTTATTTGATGGAATAGCTCTTACGAGTGGCACTAAATATCACATTGTTGCTTATGTATCCAGTTATAGTTCAACAAATTATATCAGAATGGGATATTATGGAACCGTAACAGGACAAACCGTAAAATATAGCGCTAATGCCACAAGTTGGATTACTGAAGATAGTACTGCTCAATTAGATTTCAGAACATATATTACAGATGCAACCGGGTCTTATGTTCCCATAATATTACAACAGAGCGAAGGTTTTAAATGCTAATAAAGAAAGGCTCTACAAGCCAATCAGTTATAATAAAGATAATAGATTCTACCGATGGGTCACCGGAAACTGGGGTTACTTCTTCTACGAGTGGTTTAATCTTAAGATATTATCGGGAGAATACATCATCTACGGTGATTACAGTAACAGATTTGTCGGCCATAGATTCTGCATGGAGTTCGGGAGGGCTGTTCCATGTAGGGTCGGGGCATTATAGGCTTGATGTTCCGGATGCGGCCTTTGCAACTGGGGTAAATTTCGTAGGGGTTGGCGGAGTATGCACTGGAATGATAATTTTGGCTTGCGAAATACAACTAGTTAATATTGATATTTTTACTTCTATCCCAAATCAAGTATTCGATGAAGCCTTAAGCGGCCACCTTACATCTGGGACACTGGGATATGATATCGATTCTCTTGTTACCAGTATGGCAACTACATTGACTAGATTAAGTTCTACAAGAGCTGGTTATTTAGATAATTTAAGTGCAGGAGCGGTCGCTCAATCTACTGATATAACTACATTACTTACAAGACTTTCTGAAGTAAGAGCAACTTATCTTGATAATTTATCCGCAGGAGCGCCAGCTTTAGCAAGTAATTTTACTGCGGCAAGAGCGGCATATTTGGATTATATCGCAAATGCTACATATGGACTTAGCGCATTACAGACATTGATTTCTGCGTTAAATAATATTTCATCCACACAAGTTCAATCAGCATGTGATGCGGCAATTACGGCGAATAGTGATTTAAACACAATACAGACCGATGTTGTGGCGGTATACAATAAATTGCCTACAAGTGATTATTTAACTGGGACAGATGATCACACTGGGACAGTCTCCGCCACTATAAGTTCAGCTGCTATTACTGAAATAGCAAGTGAAGTTAGTACAACTGGATTCAGCGCAATGGTGGTAAATGCTTTATTGGCTTTCGGAAAATAAGAGCACAAGCTTTTATATATATACGGCTAAGAACCGGAAATTTTAAGGAGTCTTCTAACATGGAAGAGAACGTAAAGGATACGGAAGAAGTAAAAAACGTTGAAGAGACGGAAAATAATGATACTGCGGAAACCACCGTGGAATCGAATACGGAAAAAAATCCGGAAACAACCGAGAAAGAGGAACCTAAACCAAAACCCGGTGAAGATGAATACACGAAAAGTGTAAAAAAGCGCATCGATAAAATAACACGTGAAAAATACGAGGCGCTAAAAAGAGCTAATGAACTCGAAATGAGATTAAAAGAATTTGAATCTAATTCGGGTGGTAGGCCAACACGTCCGAACATTGCGTCTTTCACAAATGAAATGGGTGAATTAGACCATACTTCTTATGAAAATGCAATGGCAAAATATGAGGATTCTTTATTCGATTGGAGAGAAAACAAATCCCGTAATTCTGATACTGAGTATAAACAAAAAGCTGAAGCTGAATCTAAATTGGAAAAATTTAATATTTTAGCGGATAACGCTAGAATAAAATATCCTGATTTTGATGAAGTAGTCTCCAGACCGGTATTTGGTCAGGAATTAAGAGAAGCCGTTGTCGACAGCGATGTTGGTGACGAATTAGCTTATTATTTAGGTAACAATAAAGCGGTAGCAACTGATTTGAATAATATGCCGCCTTACAAAATGATGAAAGAAGTCGGGAAACTAGAAGAAAAAATTTCAAGATTAAATAAGAAAGTTTCTAAAGCTCTAGACCCGATTACACCAGTTTCGGGATCTTCCGGGACTGTAACAAAATCTTCCGAGCAAATGTCCGATTCTGAATGGATTGAAGCCGAAAGAAAAAGAAGAATGGAAAAAATTAAAAATTTTAAAAGGTAAAATATGTCAAATGCATTAAAAACCCTTAGTGATGGTGACATTGTTAGAAAATGTTTGGACAGTTTTCATAACAAGTTAACATTTCTAAAAACAATCAACCGCCAGTATGATAGCAGATTTGCGCAGGAAGGAGCCAAAAACGGAGGGACTCTACTTATTAGGAATCCTAACGAATATACCGTAAATACTGGTGCAACAATGGTCGTACAGGATCAGGCTGAAACTACACAGACCCTTACTCTTGCAACACAGAAAAATGTTGCTATGAGTTTTAGTTCAGCAGAAAGGACACTTTCTATTGATGACTTTACTGCAAGATTTATAGACCCTGCAATGTCTAGACTTGCCGCTGAAGTAGAATATACTGTTCTTTCTAATGTTTATAAAGATGTTGCTAATTATAGTGGTACTCCGGCTACTACTCCTGCATCTCTTGCGGCTGTTTTAAATGCAGGTGTAAAACTTACAAATAATTTAGCTCCTAGAGAAGGTAGGGCGCTTCTCCTTGATCCAACAGCTATGGCGTCAGTAACAGCTAGCGTAAGTTCGTATTTCCAGAAAGCTTCTGAAATCGAGAAAGCTTTTTCTGATGGTTTTATGGGCAGGGCTTCGGGGTTCGATTGGTATGAAAGTGCGATGACTCCTTCTCATACAAACGGTACTAGAACTGACGCAACTCCGGTATGTGATATTTCAACTATTACAAATGGAGCAACTACAATAACTACTACAGGTATGGGATCTCTTACATTAAAGGCCGGTGATGTTTTCACTATAGCAGATGTATATGAAATGAATAGAGAAACTAAACAGCAGTATTCATATTTGAAACAGTTTGTTGTAACTGCTGATATGACTTGTGATGGTACAGACGTAATTTCCATTTCTCCTGCAATTTATGTTTCCGGAGCTAAACAAAATGCTTATGCTTCTGCATGGACTGGTTCTAAGGCTCTCGTATTTGTTGCAGCCGGTGGTTCTGGTGCTGCAGGTTTAACAGCAGTTCAGAATCTTGCATATCATAGAGATGCATTTACTTTTGTCACAGCAGACTTGGAAATGCCGGATAGCGGAAAAGCGGTTAAGGCTGTTTTTGATGGCGTGTCAATGAGAATGTGGAAATCTTCAGATATCATCAACGATATTCATCCGACAAGAATTGATGTTCTATTTGGTTATAAGACTATTCGTCCGGAATGGGCTTGCCGAGTAAGAGGATAGTTTGATCTAGGGGAATAGATGGTTATTCCCCATAATTTTTCAATAGAGGTAAAAAAATGGCCAATGAATATATTGGTTCGGGTTCCCCGGATGGTGCAGTACTCGGAAGAAGTTCTGGAAAAATTGGTTTTTATGGTTTAACTACTCCAATAGTAAAACCAACGGTTACATTAATCACAACTTCAACGACCACAGTTGCTTCTGTAATTGCAACAGATTTAGTATTACTAAAGGCGGCTTTAGTTACTTTAGGCCTAATAGCTTAAACACTCCCCCGAAAGGGGGAAAGGACTTATAAATGAATTTATTTATTGCAGTATTACCTTACAACCATATGATATTTTCTGGATGTGCTGAATCTTTAATTAAAAATAGTATCGATTTAGTAAACAAAGGTTATACGATAACTCCACTTTTTAATAGTGGGGCTTATATTGATCTTGCGAGAGATATGGCAGTTAAATTATTCTTAGAAACAGATTGTACAGATTTAATTTTTATAGATGCTGATTTAAAATTTGACAATGATTCTATCTATAAATTATTAAAACATGATAGGGAAATAGTAACTGGGATATACCCTTACAAAAGAGATCCTTTAGATTTCCCAGTAAATTTGATTTACGATGAGAATGATAATTGCAAAGACGAAGAAACTGGGTTAATTTCTGTCGATATGACAACTACTGGATTTATGAGAATTAAAAGAAGTGTTTTTATGGATACAATAGAATATTATAAAATGAATCCAGATAATGATGGGATGTACCATTTTTTTGATACAGGAATGCGATTCAATGATAATAAATGGTATGGAGAAGATATATATTTTTTAAAAAGATTTTTAGATATGGGTAAAAAAATATGGTCTGTTCCTGATATAAATTTTTCTCATTATGCAGTAAAAGAATATTCGGGGAATTATCATAACTACTTAATGTCGAGGACAGTAGATGTCAACAGTTAATGAAATAGTAACAAGCGCAATGCGTCTTTGCAGGATTAGAGATACAAGTAACGCTTCCAGAATGGATGAAGCTTTATTGTCCTTAAATCACATGATAATGTCATGGGAAGAAAGTTTAATAAACTACGTTGTAACAGAATCTTTCGATATTACTGCAGGGACAGCCTCGTATTCTATTGGATCTGGAGGTGACTTTGATACCGCAAGGCCATTAAATATAATAAGCGCATATTTACTTTCTTCAGACGGACAAAGTTATCCAATAAATACACAAATGTCCATTGAGGACTATAATAAGATAAGTGATAAAACTAATGTTGCAAGACCACTTAGATTTTTTTATAACGCAAGTAATACATTGGCTTATATATATTTTGATTCAATTCCAGAGGATTCTTATACTCTAGTTCTAACGAGTAAAAAAACTTTTACTGGATATATTTATACCACTGATACAATACTCCAGCCTATCGAATACGAAAAAGCAATGATCTATAATCTTGCGGTGGATATAGCTCCGGAATATGGGGTCGAACTTCCCCGCACTGTTATACAGCAAGCTGTTAATTTAAAATCTATTATTGAAACAAGAAATACCAATATTGTACCAATTATGGAAATAGATACAGCAATATTAAGGTGTAAATAATGTACACTGGGAAGACCTATAGATTACCCCTAAAAGGTGGATGGGACGCAAACCCCGATTATGATGTTGTCGATAATACAGATTTCATTGAAATAGATAATATAAATTTGCACAACGGGGCTATACAGCCTAGAGGCGGATGCGAGAAAAAAGGTACTTTGCCAAATACATATAATAATGTAAATTTAATAACTCCAAACGGAACCACTACATTTGGTTATTCTGCAATAAGTGACAATGGGACAATCATCGCTATTTCCTTATCCGCAGGAGGGACTACTGGTACTATTTTTAGATCACCCGACGGAGGAGACACTTGGGCATCTATAATAATAAGTTCTACAATAGGAGCTTTAGTGTGTTCGGGGGCTTTTTATGGGAACTCTAATTTTGTTATTCTATTTCCAAATTATATTATATATAGTACAGATGACGGGTTAACATGGGCAACGGTAAATATAGGAACATTTACTGCTGTTTCGGGGGTATATGCTGAATCCAAATATGTTATTGTTTCTACTAGCGGAATAAGATATTCCACTGATCTTTTGACTTGGGTCGCAGTTAGCACTGCTAATTGTAATAGTGTTGCTTGGGGAGGGGGAGTATTTATAGCTGTTGGGTGGCTTAGTACTAATGTTTATATTTCTCGAAGTCTTGATGGTATAACATGGGCGACTACAACATATTCTACTAGTGCTGTAATTAGCGATCCCAATAGTTGTACTTACGGAAATGGAATATTTATAATTGTCGGGACTTTTGATTTTAGAATAATGTATAGTACTGATTTAGGAGTATCTTGGACAACCAAAATATTGGCATTACCAACACCCGGGATATCCGGAGATGGTTGGAGGTATATAACTTATGGAGATGGAACTTTTGTATTATTGGGGATAAATGATGACGGATATTTATTGATAGCTACATCCATAGACGGATATACATGGGATATCGATGAAACGACATATTCCTTTTCTTGCGGGAATTTACAATACGGGGGGAATATTTTTGCTTGTTTTAATTATGCCGGATATAATGCATTAAAAATTTCTATTGGAAAAAATAACATAGAAGGTATTTCCCAGTTTTTAAGATTAAATGGAGAAATAAATGGAGCATATCTAATAGACGAAAATGATAATTATATAGTAGATGAATTGGGAAATTATATTGTATCCGAAGGGGCGGACATGATAGCTTGCATGGAAAATGGATCAGTATACCAAAATTATAACACTTTAATTAAAACTTTAAAATATGATGAAATTTGTTTTTTTGAAAATTTTCTAAGTAAATTATATATATCCAATGGGAAAGATATGCCTATTGTATGGGATGGATCTTTGGGGTACGCTATTGATATGGGATGCCCATCTAAACCAACGGTAGCATTAGTTACAGTAACCGGAGGACTTGTTACTGCTGGAGACCATTATTATGCCATTACATATGTCACTGCAAGCGGAGAATCTACAATTGGATCAGTATCGGATGCCGTTACTAATACAACAGCTTGTTCAGAGACACAATTAACTAATATCCCCATTGGGGATGATGGAACAACTTCCAGAAAAATATATAGAACTGCGGCGAATTCCTCAACTTTTAAATTTCTCGCCACATTATCCGATAATACAACAACATCTTATCTTGATAATATAGCAGATGCAAGCCTTGGTGACGAACCTGAAACTAAAAATTTAGCTTTTTTACCAACAGATTGGTACGAAAGTTATCCTAAATATTTTTTAGCACATGGACGAGGAACATCAAAAAGATTATGGGCTTATGGAGTCCCTAGTTACCCTAGTAGACTATATGCTTCATTAAATAATCTTGCTGATTTTTCAGATACAAATGTTACTATTATAAATATACTAACTGATAAGATAACTGCCTGTGTTGAATATGGAGGAAATTTAATAGTTTTCAGCAAAGATCAAGCTTATATAGTTGATGATACCAGTGATGATACTACTGGATGGGGAGTCACTAAAGCTATATGGTCTGGAGGAGCCGCATCCCAACGGTTAGTATGTAAAACCCCAAATGATGTAATTGTCATGGCTCCCGAAGGGAATGTTTATTCTATTTCCACTACTCAAAAATATGGTGATTTTGAAATTGGGTCGATTACTAAACCAAAGTATATAAATACTTGGGTACAAGAAAATGTTGACCTTGCTAAACTTGATAATTTTTTCATGATGTATGATTCCAATATTAGAGCTATTAAAATTTTTGTTGTACTCAACGGCAATACTTATCCTACTGCATGTTTAGTATATTTTATTGATAAAGGAACTTGGTCGAAACATACCTATGCAATAAATTTAACGATAGGTAATTTTATTAGAGAATCCGAATCCCAACAGTCTATTTATATTGGTGATGATAATGGGAATATTCTAAAATTGGAATCCGATTTATTGACCGACGATGGGGAAATTTACGAATCCAGTTTTACTACTTCCCCCATAAGTTTTGAAGATATAAGAAGTGAAAAAATTTATGATAAATTATGGGCTGTTTTAAAAGCAAAAGGAACAGAAACTCTGACTTTTGAAATTTATATAGATGGCAGATCCTTAGGGTCGCAAACTTTGACAATGGCGGCGGCGCAAGATTTAATTAAAAATTATTGTCTTTATATCGGGGCAACGGGACAAAGAATACAAATAAAATTTACTAGTTCTGATGGAAAAGATTATTTTCTTTCTCAATTTTTATTTGATCATGATAATTTAGGAGGGGCTTAAATGTCCAATAAAATAATAACAGATTATGCGGCGGTGTCTACCCCTGCCAATACAGACACTTTACTTTGTATGCAAAGTGGAGTTACAAAAAAACTTACAGCATCGCAGATCCTATCTTTAGTAAATTCCGATAATGTAAGTCTAACTGATCTTGAGTGGATGGAGGAATCTAACGCATGGACTTATGCGTCCGTTGATTCTACTTATTCTACTTATACCGGTGTTATAAGCATAAATGCAGATGTAACCGCAGTTCTTACCGTAGGGCAAAAGATAAAATATGTTCAAGACTCCACTACTAAATATGCCATAATTGTGGAAATCGGAACATATTCGGGGTCAGCCACACAGATTACGATATTTTGTGGAACCAGTTATCTGCTTACAAGTTCGACAATAACTTCTCCAAAATATGCGATGTGCTATAGACCAACTGATTTTCCTTGGCAAGATTCCAGTATCTGGAGTATAGAGAGAACGTATTCCAGTGATGCAAATTATACTATCCCTACGGGTACATATAGCAATTATGGTTATAATTATCCTATTTTAAATACAGTTCTAGGGATAGGAAAGTGGAGAATACTTGCGAAGGGAGAATTTTCTTTTTGGGCTTCTACCTCTTCCGGCGGTCAGGGATATATCGGAATAGTTGCTGCTGCAACTGTTTCGGAGGTAACAACTTCCAATAGAATCTTGGCTTGTGATTTTTCTGTTTATCCGAAATTAGGCAAATTTTTGCCTTTTATGTTATATTATGACACTGGGCGAACCCCATATTCATTAAATATAGATACGGAAATAACACTTACCGCAATGACAAAATTTTGGGCAGCTACCCAAAAATTGTCTACTTCCGATGTATATACAATCAATATTTGGGGAGCCCATACTCCTTATTTACTTACGGCGATATGTGCATATTTATAAATCAATTAACCGGAGAAGAAATAGAGGAATTAAACAATAATATGGTTATTGAAGGATATACTATGGAGTTAAATAATATGCTTCCTTGCAATACATATGTGATGAAAAATGATGAAAAAATAATGGGATTTTTCCATTTTATAATCGAACAAGAAATTCCATCTTTGAGACATCTATTTATTAAACCTGAATTTAGAAATATAAAAAATGCATTATGTTTAATAAATTATTATACAAACTTGATTAAAGATTTTAAATATACTATTATAATTGTAAATAAAGAATATTTAAAAAAACTAATCGAATATAAATTTAAGAAAAAACCATATTCGGAAGATAAGGGATACTCTAGTTATTTAGTAGAGGTAAAATAATGTCAGGATTATTAACAGGGATTGGCCAGGTTGCCGGGACTAAACCGGAAGCGCCTTCAATGTCGGCGGAAGAAAAACAAATAGCCCAACAGTATAAACAATATCAAGGGAATATGATGTCTGAATTTGCACATCAAAATCACTATAGTATTGGATCTGATGGGACATGGAATAAAATGACAGATCAGCAATGGCAGGACGATCCACGAACCACTCAAGAAATGAAGGATCAGGACAAGATTTATAAAAGCTCCTTAACCCGATACCAACAGGCTCTTAATGGGACTCTGCCATTGTCGGAATCCCTGAAGAACCAACAACAGGATGAATTTAAAAATTTGCAGGGGCAAAGCGGCATATACGGGACTAACCTTGCGAATGCCAAAGCCGGTGATACTATCGGGATACAGAAAATAAATGCTGCGAATAAAAGATGGGATGAAATAAAGAGTAATGAACAACAGAACCAAATAAATACTGGTGCGCAAAATGTAATGATAGGTAATCAGATAAGAAGCAACAGCGGTTTAATGAATAATTATCAGACCTTAACTGGAGCGGCGGAAAATGCAATGAGACCATACTCTAATTATAATATGGCAGGATATCAGAACGATGTTACCAATGCCGGAAATTTATTTGGTCTGGGTACAAATCTTGCCACATCCGTAGTAAATGGGATATATGGCAATAAAATAGCGGACACACAGGGGAAATATGCAGTCGAAGCCGCAAAAAGCAGGAGTAAATAATGTTAGGCGATTATATGGTAGGAATAAACTTCCCTACAAACCAAAATGCTTGGAATGGTTTAAATCCCGGTTTTAGTCCCACTAAAAAAACCAATATTTCTCTGACTATGCCACAAAGACAGTCTATAAATCCGGCAGAATTAGCCACTCCCGAATTAGACGATCTTTCTTTGATGCAAAAGTCCTTAAAGGATAATAAGGATTTACCATTAGATTTACAACGAGAAGTACTAAAATCGCTTTCCCCTAAAACGGAAGTTGGGAAAGCTGTTATCCAAAACTTAAGTAATATAAATATTGATGATGCTTTGAAAAGTTTACAGAATATAACCGGAAAAAGTAATCCTTCTGATGCTGACTTTAAAGCTTTAATTTATAGAGTAGGTGGAGACGACAGCCCTGCCGGGAAAGCTATTCGTCAGAAATTAAATTTAGCACAAGCTCAACAATCTTCGTATGACCAAGACTATGCCGTTCAGATAAAAGATGCATTGTTAAAAACAGATCCTATTATAGAAAAAAAGGATTATGTTGATGATAGCACAAGACAGGTAATAGCTGCAAGGGAAAAAATGTTAGAAGATTTAAGATCCATTGATCCTGCTTGGGTAAAAGAATATCAAGCAAGACAATTACAGAAAATAAGTCGCTCAGGAAATGCACAACCTAAAATATATTATAACAAAAGGACGAAAGAAAGCGGAACTTATTCTGACGCTTTAAAGTGGATGAATAATGGAGATGAAGTAGTGGAATCGAAAGCAGAAGACGTCTCTTCTATCCCTTCAAAAAATGCATCCGCCGGAGTATCACAAGCTAAACTTGCCGGACTATATGACTCGAACCCGGAAGCCGCACAATTGGGGTTAGAACAGTCCGGAATATCAGCCGAAAAACCAGAGCAACCGTCTTTCCCAAAAAGAATATTTAATTCTTTAACTGGAGGAGAAAATCCACCAAAGGTTATTTTTAAGAAAGAAGAACCTCCGAAAAAAGAAAACAAAAAAGTCGGGAAATCTTCTAGTGCCAAAGAATATAAAAAACCATGGTAATTAAATGAAATGGTCAGAAGTTATATCAGAAGATCAATATAAAGCACAGTCTCCAGAAAAGAAAAAAGAAATTCGTGACCAATACTTTAATGAGGTTATTACACCACAATTGGAACCCGAATATATAGAGCGTGCAAAAAATGATTTTTATAAAGATACTGAAAATATGGAACCTGATGTTTTTAAATCAAGTTCTCCTAAATCTGAAATTCCTAAAAAAATATGGCAGGGGATAGGAACACAATTACACAATGTTCCTGTTGTTGGAGAAGCTTTAAATACAGCAGAAAATTTATATAATATCTTTAATGATTCCGAAAGTGATTCAGAAAAATGGAAACGTATTGAGAATATGCCAAAGGGAGAAGAACGCAATAAAGCAATGTACGGGCAGCAAACCCTGCAGGACACTCTAGAAGACCCAACAGATTTGATGTCTTTGGGGTATGGATTAGGGAAACTAGCAGTAAGGGGCGTTGGGAAAATATCCGGAAAGATCGCATCCAAAGGAATAGAAAATATTGGAGGAAGGAAGTTGGCAGGGATTTTGGGAGAAACTGTGTCCGAAGATATATTAAAAAAAGAAATTCCCACTATATCTGAAGTCGCTTTACCTGCAACAGCTAAAGAAATTAAGTCTCTTCCAACTTATAAAGATATTTTATCTGTACCAATAAACGATATAGATAAATTAGATTCAACTACTATAAAATTATTGGGGAATAAAACAACATCTAATAAAATAGAAAATATATCACCATACATAAATAAGTTATCGGAACGATTGGGGGATGACGCACAAGTAATAATCAATGATTCCATTCCTGATGTTAATCGGTTGGGGGAGAACAAGCTTTTAAAGAATTTAAGTGATGCTATTTATAGAAAAGAAAATATTGGTGATTATGGTTCAATTACTAAAATAGTAAACCATCAAAAAATTTTTCCAGATGGTTCTAAATCTGTTCCGGTATATGAAGCAGAAATGAATATAATGAAAGACCTTCCTTTAATGGAAAAGCCGCAAGGATTGCTTGAACCGTCCAATAGGTATATTGATAAACTCGGGGAATCCTTTAAAGACTTAACATACCGGTCGATGCAGAAAGCAGAACACTTAAAAAATATAGAATATGCAATTGATAAAAAAGAAATAGAGCAATTAAAAAAATCTTTACCCAAAAAATCTTCCGAAAGAATAATGGAACACGCCGTTGCGCAACAGGCCGGGGGGAAGGAAATATTATCAAAAATGAAACGGATTGCCCCAGAATTAACAGATAAAGAATTAGAAGCATATAATTTAATGCGTTCAAAATATGAATCTTTATATGACCGCCTGCAGGAAGCTAGAAAATTATCTGGTAAAGACCCATTCCCGAAGGTAGATAATTATTTTACTTTCTTTAAAAATCTGGAGGAGATGAATAAAGAAGGCATAAATCCTGTTCTCGCTAAAATGGATGTTATTTCGGATTTTATCAATCCAAAATCTACCCCTTTCGCTTTTGCTAAAAAAAGGTTAAAAAACGATATCGGTGTGGAAATGGATGCTTTTAATGTTTTTAACAAATATAACCATTCGGCGTTACAACATATTTATTTATCTCCAGAGATATCAAAAGCACAAGCTTTAACTCGGAAATTAGAAGATGGGACAGAGAAGGGTTTTAAGCTTATGAATGAAAACCCATATGCTTTTGAAGCTATAAACCAATGGATTAACGATGTTGCTGGTAAAAAAGTATATACTTCCATCGGTGGTAAAAAATTAAAATGGCTTGATAATATAGCTGAAAAAGTAAATAAAAATTTGATTTATAGTGTATTGTCTTTTAATTTTGATAGTGCTGCAAAACAATTTTTATCATTACGCAATACATATCCCGAAGTAGGATTGAAAAATTTAGTTAATGGAATAAGGATGAATTTAATTCCCGAATGGCGAAAATTTGCTTTTGATAAAAGTGCAGTTCTCAACACCCGTTTTTTCGAAACAGGGATTGAGGAAGCTTTAAATGGGTCCGGGAAAATAAAATCTAAATTTGGGAAAATAAAATCTAAATTTGGGAAAATTGGGGTTACTCCATTACAAATGTTAGATGCAGAATCTGCTAGATCCACTTGGCTTGCATCTTACAGCAAAGCAATAAAAGACAAAATGTTACCCAAAAAGGCTATTGATTATGCTGACGATGTGGTCATAAGGACACAGGGATCTGCGAATAAAATAGATAGAACTCCATTAACTAGAACAGGAGCCGGGAAAGCATTAACTCTTTTCCAAACTTTCGCTAATTCGGATTATCAATATTTCAAGAAAGATATTTTGGGAATTGGGGGGAATAATAAATTCAACCCTTCTAAACTAACAAAATATATAGTGGCTACAGCTTTATTAAATAAAATTTACCAAGACGGTTTTGGAATGGATGCATTTCCTAATCCTATCAAAGAAATAGAAAAATCGAAAGCTGAAGGAGACAGCAACTCTAAGGCTATATTTAATGCTTTAATGGCAATGGCTTCCATCTATCCTATGGTGAGAAGTGCTAAATATGGAAAAACAATCGGAGGTTCAGCAATAAATTCTATAGAAAAGAGCCTTGATAAATTAAACAAAGGGAAAAATCTAGATCTGCTGGGTGGGTTATTGGAACTTGGGAAATTAGGAGGAATCCCCGGATATGGACAAATAGTAAAAAGATATAACATTTCCCAACGGGGTGGAAATACGAAAGATATTATCAAGGGAAATTATCCTAAAAAAAAGAAAGGAATATTAAATATTGGGAAGATCTCGAATATAAAATAATCAGTAGGTAAAATCATGGAGTTTTTTAAATGGAAAAAGAAAGTATATTATTGGATCATGCGCTTAGTATGCTTTTTTATAGACATCAAGATTCAAGCAGAGATGCGGCAGATTCAGTATGCAAGGCTATCAGAGAAGGCTTATGGTTCACTTTTCCAAAAGCATATTCTCCCAAAGATCGCAGACAATGGTTAAAAAGTTTTACAAATTTTTTGAATATTGACATAAAAAATCTTTTAGAGAGGTTGGACGAATGAATAGAATTATTTATTTGATAATATCTTTCTTTAAAAAAAGACGAGAACGCACAAAAAAAATTGATAGCCTTTTGGAAAATAAAGAAAAATTAGATGATGCATTAGCAGGAAGACAGGCTTTTACTGATACAATAACACAACTCGACAAACGACTTTACGGAATAGAGGAGGTGCAAAAGGTAAACACTAGTTTTTTGCAGACGATCTTGCTAATTGTCGACCGTCGGAGAAAGATCGAACCAGTATTCGAAGACCATAGAAAAAAAATTACAGGAGGAGAAGATTAAATGAAATATGATAATAGGGTTTTTAATAAGTATTTCAAAGATATATCTAAACCATTTGAACGCCCTTTAGGCAGCATCCGAGAAATAATTATACATGGAACCGGTGGTGGGAAAAATGAAGAATCAATAATAAATTGGATGCTATCCGGAGAACGTGCGGCGGAGTATAAAAAAGGAATTGCACTATACCATTATTCGATTGATAGAGATGGTTCAGTAACTCAAATAATTCCTGATAACTATTTTGTTTATCACTCTTCCTCGGGGGCTCATGACCGGGTAACTATTGGAATAGAATTACTTAATCCTTATGTTGATAATCACGGAGGGTACACCGACGAACAATATGTCAGTCTTTTAAATTTGATCAATGGACTAAAAGAAAAATATCCAATTACTGTGATTGCAGGTCACGGTGCTACTGGGAATAAATATAGTAACAAGCCTAAAAATTGCCCGGGAGAATTTTTTGACTGGGATATTGTACAGAACAGATTCAACGCAAAAAAAATATATGATGAAATATATGAGGTGGCCGCATGAAAAAAATATTTTTTAAAATTCTAGCAGTTGTTTTAAACAAGGTAGTATACAAACTTTCAGAACTTGATCTAATAATAGCTTTATGGGTTAAAAAATGTTTTAAAAAATCGGAGGATATATAAATGTTAAGTGGATTTTTCAGGGAAGATTCCCCACAGTCAATGACGAGACTTATCCATTTTCTTTCATTTATTGTAGGTGTGGGGCTTGCTTTTTATGGGGTCTTTATGAATAGAGATTTAGGCGGTCTCTCTATTCTCGTGGGGTCGTTTTTGGCAAGCGGAACAATTACTAAAACAGTGGGAAAAGTTTTTGAAGGTAAAAAAACGGACACTCCTACTATATCAGATAAGCCGGGAATATGAAAACTATTAGAACTATAATTGCGGTGATAATTATATTATGTATTGCTTTCGGTTCCGGAATATTTGTTGGAATAAAATTTTTACCATCCGATAAGATTGAAATTGGAAAACAGACTGAATATAAAACCGAACACAAATACGCTAATCTCAAGGATCCGGAATACAATCAGGAAAATTTCGACGCACTCAAAGCTTGTTTAAATTCTCCGTTAAATATGAAAGCCGAATCCTATAAAGACAATATAATTAGAGTAACCGCAGAAGATGCCTGCAAAAGCAACAGACTTGACGTAGAATTAGAAAGTCATGGGAACTGGAAAATATATGTAGGTTTTGGAGCAGTTGGAGCGTTGTTAGGTGGAACTATCGTTTACAAGTTAACAAAATAAGCAGGCATAAACCCAAAAATAATATTGGAAGTATAGTGTTATCATAGTATTTTATGTAATAGCATAACTTCCAATATTTTAATTTTATTTTATATTTAATCATTTTTTTCACGACATTTATTTTTTAAATAATTAATATCTTTCCGTATTCGATACAATACAGATTGTGTCGTCCCCATCCATTCACATATTTCATCCAAGCATTCTTTTATATCTTTATTCGCAGTATTGTCCTGCAACTCTTTTGCCGCCATATCCCATATTCCTTTCCATTTTGTATTTTGATGCCATATTTTTTAAATTATGTGCGTTAATAATTATATTATATTTTTCCTTTAATACCAGAGACCCTTCTCGATAATATTTTATATTTCTCACTACTTCACGCACTTGATCAATTCTAATGTTTGTCCAATAGCCTGATTGTCCTAATTTTCTACACATTATTTTTTGTCCTTATCGTTAGACCTGCATTCCAATCCCTTACAGCGTCCTATATTATTCCAACACCCATCTTCCGTAGCGGGATATGCAGTCTCATATTTTTTGCACCAGAAGACAATATTATTTTCTGGTGTCTCTTTAACCGTAGTATATTTACATCTTTTTAACATTTTTATTCTCCTTCACTAAATAAATCCCCTTGCTTTTCTTCTTTTTTCTCTATTTTTTTATCGGCACATTTGCTACAATTTATTTTTGCAGATACCGGCATATCTGTTTCAAAAACCACCTTCGCCCCACATTTGCAAAATCTTGTTTCTTCTCTCATTTTTTTAATCTCCTGTATTACAAAAAATGCTAATCCTCCTGCGCCCATCGCATATAATATAATTAAAATCATTTTTAAATAATTCATCTGTTTACCGCCAAGTAAATTTTATTTGAATATTGATCTGTAATTTTGTAATGTTTAAAGTTTTTATTGATCCCATGATTATAATAATACGCTGTAAGTTTTAAATCCCCCTGTGCTTTTTTGTAACATTTCGATAAATAATAAGCTCCGAATTTGATGTTGTCATTAGGATTTAATAATTTTTTGGGGTTATCTTTAGCGTGGACACTGTTTATCTGCATATAACCATAATCATGAGTATTATTTTTATTGCGCTTACTTATTATATTTCGCCCCTGTGATTCAACTTGGATAAATGCACATATTATCTTTGAGGGTATTTTATTAATTATAGCATATCTCTATACAATAGTATACAATTCTTTATCCAGCCATTTGTACTGATCATACAGTGGGTTACATTTGGGGTTAATATCCCCAAAACTAATACAAGCAAAAAAAATGATACTTAATAAAATTATTTTTTTAATCATAAATTTTTACATCTGATCGATCCATTTTTTTCATGGATATTAAATTGTATTCTTTGTCTTCAATATATTGCAAAATATCATTTGTGGCGACAAAAATTTTCTTGTAACAGTCTTCAGTATCTCTAATTCTCAATTCATAAATTTCATTCATTCCCCACCTCCAGTAAAGTAATCCCGGATTGCAAGATTTTAATCATCATCGCATTTTTATCGGCAGCAGTATGGGCAGCATCATGGGCAGCAGCATCAGCATCATGGGCAGCATAGGCAGCATCGACAGCAGCATAGGCAGCATGGGCAGCAGCATGGGCGGCAGCATAGGCAGCAGCATAGGCAGCATCGGTAGCATAGGCAGCATGGACAGCAGCATGGGCATCGGCAACAGCATCCAGCAATTGCTTCCTCGTAATTTTACCGTCTCTGAAATCCTTTATTGCTTGTATGCAATTGTACGCACGGGGGTCATTAGGATATTTTTCCTGATACTCCGGGAAAACTAACTCAGCCGCATATAATGCATAATTCACACATTGTTTATATGTCATACAATGTGCTATTAGCCAATCAGCGTATTCAAGTATCGTCCAATCATTGGTTTTAATATCTTCACGTATTAAATCCGTGAGTTCTACGCCGTCCGAATGCTTAGATTGGAAATACTCTATCCCAGAATCGCAAGCGCCCAATTTTTTTAATTTTTCAACTGTTATTTTCATTTCCAGCCTCCAGTAGAGTAACGCCATATTCCAAAATCTTAATCATCATCGCATTTTTATCGGCAAAAGTACCGGCGGCAGCATGGGCAGCATAGGCGGCATGGGCAGCGGCATAGGCGGCATAGGCAGCATAGGGGGCAAGGGCGGTATAGGCGGCTTCGGCGGCGGCATTAGCGGCATACTGTAATTCTCCCTTCATAATTTTCCCATCTCTAAAATCCTTTATTGCTTGTATGTAGTTGCGTACACGGGGGTCATTAGGATATTTTTCCTGATACGCCGGAAAAACCAATCTAGCCGCATATAACGCATAATCTATACGTTGTTCGTGCGTCATGCAATGCGTTATCAGCCAATCAGCGTATTCAAGTATCGTCCAATTATTAGTCCCGATATCTTCACGGATTAAATCCGTAAGTTCTACGCCGTCTGAATGCTTAGATTTAAAATACTCAATACCAGAATCGCAAGCATCTAACTCTCTTAATTTATCAACTGTTATTTTCATTTTTTGCCCTCCAGTAGAGTAACGCCATATTCTAAAATCTTAATCATCGTTGCCTTTTTATCGGCAGCAGCATAGGCAGCATGGGCAGCAGCATAGGCAGCATCGGTAGCAGCATGGGCGGAGTCATAGGCAGCATCGGCAGCATAATAGGCAGCATAGGCAGCATGGGCAGCAGCATGGGCGGAGTCATAGGCAGCATCGGCAGCATAATAGGCAGCATGGGCAGCATGGGCAGTAGCATAGGCAGCATGGGCAGCAGCATGGGCAGCATCGGCAGCAGCATAGGCAGCATCGGCAGCATCGGCAGCAGCATAGGCAGCATCGGCAGCATCGGCAGCATCGGTAGCAGCATGGGTAGCAGCATGGACAGCAGCAGTAGCAGCATGGGCAGCATCGGTAGCAGCATGGGTAGCAGCATGGGCAGCATCGGCAGCATCCAGCAATTGCTTCTTCGTAATTCCCCCATCTCTGAAATCCTTTATTACTTGTATGCAATTATGTATACGTGAGTCGCCAGGATATTCTCGCTCATACTCCGGTAAAGCCAACTCGGATGCATATAATACATAATCCACACATTGCTTATCTATCATACAATGCACCATTAACCAATCAGCATACCCAAGTATTCTCCAATCATTAGTAGCGATATCTTCACGTATTAAATCCGTGAGTTCTACGGCCTTAGTATGTTTGGACTTAAAATATTCTATCCCGGAATCGCAAGCGCCCAATTCTTTTAATTTTTCAACCGTTATTTTCATTTTTCTACCCTGCTATATATATTTTTTTTCTGAAATATAAAAATTCCCTGTCCAATTTCTTTTGATAAAATCTAATGCATAAATTGGATTTTCATATCTTTTAATTATTGTTTTCGTTTTATGATATATTATATAAACCATCCCATTTTTGGTTATTCTATCTTCTATATCAGATTTAATTTTTTCTTTATTTTTTAAGACTTCCCCTTTTAACACTCCGCTACTCCCAAATATTTTTTTTGCTTTTAATTTTCAATTCCAATTTATCTAATCTTTTATGGCGTTCAATAATTTCTGGTTTTGAAAAATAAACTTTATTATCTGTGAAGCCATTGAGTTCATGCCATAATTGATCCAAATATTTCTTTCTATTTTTAAAATAATCATTATACTCCATTACTCTCATTCAGATACCATCGCTTTACTACATATTCTTGGGTCGCATCCAGAGGGGCAATCCTTGCATATCACATTATATTTCCCATTATTATGTATAACATGTCTTTCGCATTGTTGTGATCTGCAAAATTTTACTCCGTCTTTTTTTATTTCTGTTATTGTCATCTGTATCACCTCTCCAACAAGATAATATACTTGATATTATTTGTCAAGCTTTTTTTCTTCTATTTCTATTTTTTTTTTTAAATAAAATTATGCTCCCGCTACATATACCTTAATCATTATTTCTTTTCTCCTGTTTTGATTTATGAAATTCCGGATATTTTTTTTCTAAATGTTTTAAGTAAATCAATTCGTCGATTTCGTCTTTTATTACTTCATATGGGTGTCTTTTTACGTCCATATAATTCATACTTTTTATTTTTAATATCACTAAATATTTTATCAATTTTAAAATCATATTATTCTCCATGTTTTATTCAAATATAGGCTTTTTTAAAAGATACACTGGTGGTTTGCGTTCGGTTTGTATTCTTTCACATTCTTTAACCAAATCTTTGAAATTTATTTTTGATTTATCGTTTTTTTTCTTTATCGGCCCAGACACCATAGGTGGATATTTTATTTTAAATCGTACCAGAGCGCCCTTTAGTTGCCAATAGGATAGATATATCCCATAATTTTCTTGTAATTTTTCTATTACCTGAGAATATTTTTCACACCCGACCAAAGAATCTTTTATAGCATTCAAGGTGGCAAAATCATATTTGCAATTTTGTTTGTATTGTACATCATTTACCTTTGCAAAATTATAAAATGATTTTAGAGATTTATTGTACAAACCTTTTTCTTTGCATATATCCCAAGCCGCCTTCATACGGTTGTCTTTTAATATTTCTCTTATCTCTTGTTTATTTTCTATACAACTCATTATACGGCTCATTATACAACCCTTCCTTCAATAATTTTTTTATTTTGCATAGTCCAAAATTTATTATCCTCACGGTTGTAAATTGCGAATGCATGGTTCCATTTATTCAACGGCATATATTTTGGGTGCAACTCGCACATACAGCCGAGTGACCAACAAGTAATTATTTTCCCATTTATACTCGATTCTGTGTATTCGGAACTCTGGTGGTAATGACCCATAACAGCGGAATCTTTAGTACGTAAATACAATGTTCTTGCTGGGACAGCCGGGCTAGTAACTCCCCCACGATATTCATGCCCGTGCAGAAAAGATAACCCCGAAAGATTTATATATTTATCTTCGGGGACATAGGTGATTCCCATATTATATAAATCCAATAAAACTTCTAGTCTGAATTCCGGCATCCCATAAAGAATAGTAGCCTTATCTTGCATGTACATTTCATGCCGTTTCTCATGATTCCCGAATTTGTAATATATTTTAGCTTTGGAATATACTGATTTTATTTCTTTAAGTAATGCTTTCGCCCGGTCACGTTCTTTGGGAAAATCGATTAAAGTGGGATCTTTGCAAAATTTACTTTCCATGAAGCAATCCATGAAATCCCCGTTAATTAAAACAAAATCAAGATCTAATTGATCGGTATAACGGAACATTGTCTCTAATGCGGAAATGGAATGAAATGGAACATGAACATCTGAAAATATTAAACCTTTGTTCCCTATTAAATTAAATGGTTTATATTCAGTTTCAATTGATTCGGGGATATTATATTTTTTCAATCTGTTCTCCTGTGTTAAAAATTTTTCATTTGATATTTTTTTTAATTTTAGTTTTCCGTTAGAGCCTTTGCGGTATCTGATCATATTGCGAACCGAATCTACATTTTTAAAATATAATGGGTGGGTGGAATATATTTTTTTTGCAATAGTTAAATTTCCCAAATTAGGATATTCTGACAAATATTTTTCTACTATTTCTTGTTGTTCATTCATTTTCCGCCTCCAGTAGAGTAATCCCGTATTGCAGGATTTTAATTATCGTTGCATTTATACCAGTAATATCATCAGCAGTCTGCTCTATACCATAAACAGCAACCAGTAATTCTTCCTTCGTAATTTTCCCATCTCTAAAATCCTTTATTGCCCGTCTACAATTATATACATGGGGTTCATTAGGGTACTTTTCTTCATACTCCGGTAAAGCTAATTCTGCCGAATATATAATATAATCTATATGTTGTTCGTGCGTCATACAACGTTGTATCAGCCAACTGGCATAGTTTAATATTCTCCAATAATTAGTAGCGATATCCTCACGTATTAGATCTATAAGTTCTACGGCATCCGAATGTTTGGATTTAAAATACTCTATACCGGAATCGCAAGCGTTTAACTCTCTTAATTTTTCAACCGTTATTTTCATTTTTTGCCCTCCAGTAGAGTAACGCCATATTCTAAAATCTTAATCATCGTTGCCTTTTTATCGGCAGTAGCATAGGCAGTAGCATAGGCAACATCGGCAGCATAGGTAGTACCAGCAATGCCATAGGCTACTTTAGAAATAATATAAGCGGCATAACCCACACAAGGATTAACATAGATATTATCGACAGCATCCAGCAATTGCTTCCTCGTAATTCCCCCATCTCTGAAATCCTTTATCGCCTGTATGCAATCATGTACACTGGAGTCATTAGGATACTTTTCTTCATACTCCGGTAAAGCCAACTCGGATGCATATAATGCATAATCCACACATTGTTTATATGTCATACAATGTGCTATTAGCCAATTAGCATGCTTGAGTATCGTCCAATCATTAGTTTCGATATCCTCACAAATTAAGTCTGTAAGTTCTACGCCCTTAGAATGCTTAGATTTAAAATACTCGATTCCGGAATCGCAAGCGTTTAGTTCTTTTAATTTTTTAACTGTTATTTTCATTTTTTTTTCTCCTTTTTAGAATGGGATATTTTCGTTAGAAAATGGATTATTATTTTCGGTTGGTGTATTTTTCACAGTAGATACCTTTGTATCTAAAAATTGTAAATTATTAACCACAATTTCAACCTTAGATTTTTTAATTCCGTCCTTTTCCCACCTCTGCTGCTGTAGTCTTCCCTCGATGGCTACCTTGCTTCCCTTATCGCAATATTGGTCTACAACTTCTGCAACCTTCCCAAAACAGACACAGTCAAAAAAATATGTCTCCTCTTTTTTACGTCCATTGCAAGCGATAGAAAAATTTACAATTCTCAAATCTCCTGCGACTTGTTTAATTTCTGGTTTTTTCGTTAATCGCCCGATAATTGTTATTACATTTAAATCATTCATTTTATTTTCTCCTGATAAAATTTGATCATATTTATTAAATCTTCATGCGAAAATTTAGGTGGTTTTTGAGATTTGATCACAAGTTTGTCGTATTCTTTTGCCCCAAATTTGTTTATAAAAAATCGAGTCATGCTCTCTGGGTGGTATTCGTGCGCCATATTACACCCTGAACATTGTGCATGACAATTTTTTTCGTCCCATCTTGTCGCAAAATTAGACCGTGTGATCAAATGGCCACATTGTATTACCGCAAAATCTGTTTTCGCTCCACATACACAACATTTATAATCGTCACGTTTCCGGATGTACAGGCTGAAAACTGTATCAAGTTTTTTTACTAATTGTTTATGTGTCATGTTTTCTAATTTCATTAGTCTAACATCCCTTTAAGGTGATTTATAAATTTATCCATTTTTATGTTATAATATTCTTCTCTGTCTTTTATCCCCTCAGAGTCTTTTTGCCACAATAAATACAGCACTCCTCGCATAATTTGTGATTTAGTTTTAGGTGCATCCGTGGGGCGCAATGGAGGTAAATCAATAATATCCTGTGGTTCTATTTCGTGGACATTAAAAGTAAAGTACCCCAATTGGTTTACCAATTCACACATTCTTTTCATGGCTTCTGGAGACACATTCTCTTGCGATTCTATTTTTAGTTTGATTGAATTTTTTTGAGTAATTTTGGCCTCTGCTATACAACCTGCGATCTGGAATATTTGTTCACGCATTTTTTTTCTCCAGTAAAGTGATACCGTATTCCAAAATCTTAATTACCATCACGTTTTTATCAGAAACAAAAGTACTGGCAATAGTGTAAGTTGCGAAGGCAATATCGGCCGCAACTAGTAATTCCTTCTTCGTAATTTTTCCATCTCTAAAATCCTTTATCGCCTGTATGCAATCATGTATACGGGAGTCGTTAGGATATATTTTATTGTACGTCGGAAGTCCTAATTCGGCCGCATATATAATATA